CTAATTTGGCAGATGATTATGAGGGACAAATGGAAGACGAAAAGACATTGATATCTACATTTAATTTTGATGTAGAGGGATTTCTTTACATGCCAACAAGCAACCAAGGTGTCATCCAAACCATCACACTAAACTATTACGATTTAAACGATCCTGACACAATTTTAGAAACGGATATCATACCATGAGCAAGCGAGATAAAATCAACAAAGACATTGAAGCCTTTATTGGTATTGAGCATGATGTTGATTCTCATTTAGATGGTCTAGATGACGAAACAATGCCTCGGGAAAGTTTTGATTTGATTCAATACACTCCTGTTACATCCAAAGTACCTGTAGATCAGCGTGAGAGTGATGTATACGATGATTACAACTACACTAGGACGGTTCTGATGCTTGCTAAGGAATCAGAGCATCCGAGAGCGTTTGAAGTCTCTAGCACACTGATGAAAAATATTTCAGAAATGAGCAAAGACCTCATGGAGCTACACAAACATCTGGAAAATGAGAAAGGTGATAAAAAAGCCAAAACAGTAAACAATACACAAAATAACAACTATTATTCAACAGATGGAAAGCCTCAAAAGGGGGTTAATGATCTTTTGGATGATTTGGATGATAACAAAAAGAAGTAGTTTGAATTTTAATTTTTATAGATAATAATGAACATTCATTTAAATACAGATGTATCATTAATTTATAGGATTAATAATGTTATATTGCGTCTATAAGACAACAAATTTAATAAACGAAAAAGAGTATATTGGGTTTCATAAATTCAAAGAAAGTGTTGATGATGGGTTTATAAATCCAATTAAAGATAAATGTGGATACCATAATCCTAAAAATAAAAAAGAATTTGGTTTCTTTTTTTGAAGACTCATATCCTGATAATTGGATTAAAGGAAACCCAAAGGCAAAAAAGAAAAACTACTATGATCCAGACACATTAATTTGTAAAAGGTTTGAAGAGAATGAACAACCCATTGGATGAATCAGGGGATTACCAAGAAAATAAAATATGAGCTTTAATAATTCAAAATTTAGACGTATAGCAAGATACTTAGCAAAAGAAACGTGCGCTCCATTCCAGCACGTTTCTTTTGCTATAGATAATAAAGAACTTCTTATGAAGTATCTTTCAAAAAATACTATAAATCTTGAAGTTGAAAATTTTGATCAGTATGAAGTTCCTGAAATATCAGATCAGTATAAAAGAAATCCACTTCTTTTAGGTAAGGTAAAAAATAGAGAATTTACACAATTACAAATGTTGGAATGGATAAAGTGTTCTCTTAACGCAACATATTTTACTAGAAAATATATAAAAATTATATCTTTGGATAATGGTCTTATTAAATTTGATATGTATCCATATCAAGAAGACATGATCAGCCTATTTCAAAATAACCGATACAGCATAGTAGGTACTGGTCGCCAACAAGGTAAGACAACGACCGCCGCAGCTTATATTTTATGGTTTGCTACTTTTCATTCATCAAAACAAGTCGCTGTATTAGCTAACAAGTCAGATCAAGCCCAAGAAATCGTTGAAAGGATTCAGATGTCATATGAATATCTTCCGGTTTTTCTTAAACAGGGTGTAACAACATACAACAAACGATCAATGACATTTACAAACCACTCAAAAATATTTTCTGGTGCTTCTACTAAATCATCAATTCGTGGTAAAAGTATTTCTTTAGTATATTGGGACGAGGCCGCACACACAGATAACGATATAGAATTTTACGAATCTGTATTTCCTACAATATCTAGTGGTAAAGATTCAAAGGTTATAATGACATCCACACCAAATGGTGCTAGAGGCTTGTTCTATAAAATTTGGACTGAGTATGAAACCAATGGATATACAAGACTTAAAGTAACATGGGATATGATAACATCTCGTGACGAAGAATGGAAGAGAGAAATGATCGCAGCTACAAGCTACGAACAATTTCTACAAGAACATTGCGTGGTCTTTCGTGGTAGTCAAAAATCTTTGTTAAATGCTGCAACACTTGAAAAATTGGTACATAGAGAAGCAGATGAAATAAAAAATGACGTAAAAATATATCATGATGTTGAAGACAATCATATTTACGCAACAATAGTAGACGTTAGTAGAGGATTAGGTCAAGATTTTAGCGCATTTATTGTTTTTGATGTAACAGAAATGCCTTATAGAGTAGTAGCGACATATAGAAATAATAAAATATCCCCAGTGTTATATCCTAGCGTTATATTTTCTACGGCTACTTATTACAACAATGCGATGGTTTTAGTTGAGATAAACGATATTGGTGAACAAGTAGCTTCTATTCTATACAACGAATACGAATATGAAGAACTACTAATGACAAAATCTCATAAGAACAGGCAGATAATTTGGTATGGGAATGATTGTAAGCTTGGTGTTAGAACAACTACTGCGGTTAAGGCTGTTGGTTGTTCTAACATCAAAACTCTAATTGAGAATGAAAAGATTGAATTGAACGATAAGACGGTCATTGATGAATTTGGTACGTTCGTTCCTAAAGGAAAAAGCTACGAAGCTGATTCTGGTGCCAATGACGATTTTGTAATGTGTTGTGTTCTCTTTGCATGGGCAACAACACAACAATACTTTAAAGATATGACAGATATCAACACTCGTGTTGAACTTTTGAAAGATAAAGAAAACAACGAACAACTAACCCCATTTGGATTTATTGAGCGTGATTTTGATCCGAGTGATGGGCAAGGTGAAGACGTTACACAAAATCCATTCGGTATAAAGCAAGGGGAAGTTGACAGAAGTGATGTATTTTTTGACGGGTTTTAATTTTAAGCCGGTCAAATCATAAATAGAATCAGACACAATAAAACAAACCAATTATGAGGTTTTCAAAAAACTATGACTTCTCCAAGTGTAATTTCAAAAGAAAAAGATTTAACCTTTACTATCCAGAGCATTACAACTAATGCTACTGGTTATGTAGGTATGTTTCGTTGGGGGCCAGCTAACGAAATTGTTAGCATTACCACCAATGAAAACGAATTGGTTAAAAGGTTCAGTGAGCCAGATAAACAGACCGCACTATATTTCCTTTCTGCCGCAAACTATATGCTATATGGTGTGCCTTTGGAAGTGGTTCGTGTAGTTGGTACTGGTGCCTTGAACTCGATTGATTCAGTTGCTGATGCAGCTAGTCAAACCCCTATTCTGGTTGAGAATGAATCAACATTTGATCTTCTTACTGATGCATCATTCACCACACAAGTTCCGGCCTTTATTGGTCGTTATGCTGGTGCGCTTTCTAACTCTATTAAAATTTCTGCTGCTGATTCAGCAGGATTTGCTGGTTGGGAATTTGAAGATCAATTTACCTATGCACCAACCAGCGACACATTCAACCTGATCGTAATTGATGAAGATGGTTTGATCACTGGTACTGTTGGTGCTGTAATTGAAAAATACGAACTACTTTCAAAAGTTTTAGGCGCAAAGAAAGTTGATGGTACTAGCGCATATGTGGTCGAAGCCCTTAAAAATCAGTCAAACTACATCTACTGCTATTCCGCAGATGCAATTGAATTTTCTACTGGTTTGTTTGAAGCATCCCTTACAGGTGGTGTAGATGACAACGTACAAACTAATGCCGACTTTGTAACCGCGTTTGATATGTTTGCTAATTCAGAGTCTGTTGACATTGTTCGACTGATGACTTCTGGTGCAGACTCAGCCGCTAAAATTCGCGCTGTTGATGTGTGTGAAGGTCGTGGTGATTCTGTAGCTTTTGTAGCTCCTGATCTTGCTGATGTTTATAATAATTTGACTGCTGTTGCTGATGTTAGAGAATTCTTTAACACCACAATCAACAAAAACACTTCTTATGGATTCGGTGTTGATAACTGGAAACTGGTTAATGACAAATACAATGACACCACCATATGGATTCCTTGTGATTCCGATGCCGCTGGTTTGCATTCTCGTTTGTTTGTTACCGCAGAACCTTGGTTCTCTCCCGCTGGTCTAAACCGTGGACAGTTGAAGAACGTTATCAAGCTTGCATGGTCGCCAAACAAAGCACAACGAGATGTTTTGTACAAAGATGGCATTAACTCTATCATCTCATTTCCGGGCGAAGGCACTGTGTTGTTTGGTGATAAGACACTGCTTAAAGCACCTTCTGCCTTTAACCGCATCAACGTTCGTACCTTGTTTATTGTTATTAAACGGGCTATTAGTCGTGCGGCTAGATATCAGTTGTTTGAACTGAACGATCCTATCACACGTTCATTGTTCAGAAATGCGACTAATCAGTATCTTGATAACATCCAAGGTCGCCGTGGCATCTATGAAAAACGTGTAGTTTCTGATGAAACAAACAACACACCACAAGTAATAGACAGTAATGAATTTGTTGGTGATATCTACGTGAAACCCGCTAGATCAATCAACACAATTCGGCTCAACTTTATTGCTGCTGGAACAGGTGCAGATTTCTCAGAACTTGAAGGCGCGTAAACAAAAAAAAATGGTCATGTAGACTGAACTCTACATGACCATTAAACAGCAATTACTTATTAAGGAAGTAATCACTATGACTATTTATAAACATAAAAATTTTGATTCTGTATTACCATACACATATTGGATAAGACATAAAACAACAAATAAAAAATATCATGGCGTTAGATGGGCTAATGTTAGGTTAAAAAAGTCTCCGCGTGATGATATTGGTGTTGTTTATTTCACAAGCGGTAAGTTGTCCAAAGACTTTAAAGAGAACACAAAAGATTACGAAATATTTTTTTCTTGGACATTCGATAATAAATATGATGCGCTTGATTGGGAATATAGAGTTAACGTAAAACTTTTATTAAAAGAAGATTGGGTTAATAAAGGCGCTGGTAAAAATATCGTACAATCTGAGGAAGGGAAACTTCGCATGATAGATGATATTAATAAAAGATGGTCTGATGATTCTTATAGAGAAAATATTTCTGTAAAAATGAAAAGTGTATGGGCTGATGATTCTTACAAGAAAAAGCTATCAGAATCTCATAAAGAACGATATAGAAAAAATCCAGACTTAGTTAATCAAATAAAAAAAGTTAGAAAAGAAAAAGGAATTGGTTTTAAAGATTATAGATTTGTTCATAGAGATGGATCACAAGTAATTGTTAAAAGTGACATAGTGAAATGGTGTAAAGATAATGGGTTGTCTTATCATATAATGAGAAAAAATTTGAACACAGATGACTATTTAAAATGGATTGATTGCTTTGGTAGAGTAGTAAAAGAGAGTGATTGGAAGTGTTTTAGTAATGAAAGTAGTACATATACCAAATCCAAAAAAAGAAATATAAAATATTTTGTTCATAGAGATGGGAGAATTATAAAAACAGATTCAATAACTATAACTGACATGTTGAAAGAAACTGGAATCTCTTATTGGTTATTTACAAAGTTTTTAGATTCGCATAAATACATTAGGAAGACAAACAAAGAAAACAAAATATCAATCATTTATGATTGGAAAGTTTTTACAAAATTAGAAGGAATAAAATAATGGGTTCAACAATTTCCCAATTTAAAGCAGCCCTAAGTGGAGGCGGTGCCAGAAGTAACCGCTTTGAGGTCTTGGTTGAATTTCCTGCATTTGCTGGTGGTTCAGAAGATACTCGAAAAACTCCTTTTTTGGTAA